CAATAACAACATCCCATTCACATTTTCCACTCATTCCGTGATTTACGTTTTTAATATCCTTTACAGTTCCATAAGGCAAATCTGTTAGTATCAAATCAACACTACCACTTTCTATTTTATCGCTTTCAATAAGGCAATCGCCTTTGTATAGTTTAATCATAGTATCTGTTTTGCTTCGTGCCTCAGCAATTTGCCAACGCTCAAAAAATATTATTACTTAGTTTCGTTCATTTAATCAAATTTTGCGCTTTAAAGTCGCACCAGACATACAACACGTTATATAGTTCATTGCTCGTACCTCACAACGAAACCATATAACCATACGTTATCCGTAATTATTTTTACATCTTTTACACTTCGCTACTTTTGGCATCCTTCCATCATTACGTACGAATCCAAATTCATCAATACAATCTTGTAGTGAGCAAGTCCATTTATGCCAACCGATAAAGCATAATAGTTTACCGAGCAACCGATAACATATTTTAAATTCAATTTTACGTTTCATTTCAAACAATATTTACAATTAACGTTATGTACAAGCACTAAAAAGGTCTGTGCCTTTACGTTCGGCTGTGCATATAGTATCGTTGTGGTGTCCTCCATGCGCAACTAAAAGAATTTCTTCCATAATAAAGCCTCTTGTTTTCCCTATTCCTTGAGAGTTCCATCCAAAGCAAAGTACAATTCCGTTTGGCTTCACAATTCTGGCAATTTCCTTTTTCATATTACTCCAAAAAGAAGCCTGTGTAGTTTCCATATTCACAGTCTTGCCAAGTTTTTTGTAACATTCACTCACTTGTCTTGGGCTGTATGGCGGGTCAAATAATACAAGGTCAAGGCTATTGCTTTCAAATTGCTTCAAGAAGTCAATAGCGTCCATATTGTATTCCGTTCCCATTTCAGGGTCAAGGTCGTTTAAAAACTTAGCAATCCTGTTTCGGTTTGCAAAAGGGTCAGCACTTTCTAAATTGCCAGAATTGTATCGCTGGATAAATTCCTTAATCGGCTTTATTTCAAACGTGTTTCCGTTGGGCATTGCCCATTCTCTTTTCAATATCATATTTTCAAATTCTTTTAGTTGCTTAGGTTCGTGCTATGTGCCAGTACATAACACAGGCTATAAAATACCCTTCGGGTCGCTTCGCTATTTCATAGCCAAATCGTTATTTAATTTTCCTTAACCTCGCATAAATAAATGCAGCAGCAACTAATAATAAAAATAGCTTAATCATTCTACAAAATATGGATGGCAGGTTTGGCACATTAGTTTATTATCCTTTCCATAATACATGGAACCTTTACAAACCTCGCAGGATCTATTTAACTGCTCCTGATGGTAATACTGAGCATAAGCCTTTACCCACTCATTAATGGCTGCCCAATCTCTTAAACTTAGACTAACATCCATAAGTAACTCTGCATTCCTCTCCCTTGCAAATTCAATAGGTGTTTTTAAATCCATTTCTTTACCTCTCTTTTTAACATGATTAAATTATACATAATCATTAATGCAATGTAATATATAAATAGCTTCATAGATCAATAATTTTTTCAAGTTTCTTAATAGCATAATCATTCAATAAATGCTTATACTTTAACATCTCTGCAGCCTCTCTTTTGGCTTTTATGATTGTTACGAATTTATCAATCCTTTCTCCATCTACAAGAATGGATGTTACATTATCAGCCTTTAATAAATCTACAGGCCACAACTCTAATTTTCTAATATTCTCCATGTCCTATCTTTCGTATCGGTCCTCTTTTCTTGAATCAATTTTCTCAATATACTGCTCATATATCTCCTCCTCTAAAGTTTCTAAACTTCCGCAATGGTCCAATATATCAGTAATATCAACTCCATTAAATTCAACTTTATTTAAATAGAACTCTCCAGGACTTGGAGGAGTCCAATAATCTCCTGGACATGGCTCTGAGTATTGAAATGATACATCAATCTCTTGATCTCCAACTGTAAATGTTTCTTTGATTTCTCTCATGATATTATGTTTTTAAAGTTATGCCACTAATATATAAATTTATTTTCTATCTCCAACCATACAACATGAAAAAAATTATAAACATATTTATGTGGATAGAAATTAAGGATATTGGTTAATGATCTCTCTCCCTATTTTAATAACTCCTCCAGGTACTTACTTGCATTCTCATCCCCTTTGTACTTCCTAAAATAAAAAGTTTACTAATACTCCCTAAACTTGGCAGGAAACAACCCCTTAATAAACATTGATAAACCAGCAATACAATCAGGAGCATCATCATTCTTATTTTTACCCTCCTTACTGAATGATTCTACATTTTGAATAAATTGATAGTACTCTTGGGTATTGGTCTCCACAAACTTGAAATTGTTTGCCACAAAACCACTCTCCATGATTATCCTTGTAATTTTATTCTTACTATTATGAACCTGGAGAACTTGGCACTTAACCAACTTAGCCAACTGCCTGCTAAACATGGCTCCCATGCTATTACTCTCAACTCTGCAATACTTTACTCCATACCTCTGCAGCTTATCTGCACACATAGGTAAACTTATATCGGTATTTTCCTTAGTGAATACATAATCAACAATATAAACATCCTCCCCAACTACTCCTCCAATAGCCATTGCAGTAAAATCCTTTCCCTGGTCCGATACATCGATATAACCAATATAACCCTCAATCTTATCTTTAATGCTCTTAAACTCCTCCTCTGATACCTTATTTAACCCACTAAATAAACGACCTTTCATATCAACAGGCTCCTGCATGTATTCTGCACTCCATATATCAGGATTAATTCTGCTCCTAATATCATGGTACTGCTCTGTACTCATAACATCATCACAAAATGATTGGTCATTTTCATCCAATGCAGGGATCACAATACTCATATCATATCTGCCCTCCTCCATATTACGACCTATAACATCATTAATGGACCAACGTGTACCAATATCAATCTTTGAGCAATTTTTTTCTAACCTGGAGTCATGGGTAGCATCTTTCCATGTCAATATCTTATCATTGGTGGTTTCACTCAATGCATCCTCAACCCCTCTGTAAAGGTCATCGGTAATTGCCAACTTAGTTGCACCAAAACCAATAATAGTACCTCCCACTCCTGCACCAAAATAACCAACCTGCCTTGATTGGTTTGTATTCCATCCCTGCAAATTGGCCTTATCATCACTCAATGCAACCTCAGGAAATACCGATTTAAATTGATCTGTTTTTAAGATGTTTCTAACATCATAGGAGAACTTAAGGTATAAGGTAGCAGTACAAGTATTCCTCATTATACTCTCCTTTGGACTCCTCCCCAATGCCCATGCACTAAATAATGTTGTAATATATGATTTTCCTGCTCTTGGAGGCATTGAAACGGATAAACTGTTAATCTCTCCCTCCTCAATCTTTTGGAACCCCTCAGCTATTTGTTTTAAAAATGGCCTTTTGGTAAAAAACTCTTTGTCATAGTAAAGGCAGAACCTCCAGAATATTCTACTTGCAAGCTCTCTCCTCAATACCTCCCTTGCAAGTAACTTTTTATTCATCCTCTCCTAATAGCTTAATAATTTCCTCAGTTGTTAATCCTGATAAATCTATATTGGTTTGCTGCTGCTCAATCTGTTGTACAGGAGCTCCATATCCCGAATCCATTAATGCCTTGTATGCAGCTACATCCCCCTCCCTTGCTTTTTTGATTAATGCCAATGTCATTAGATCCTCTTGGCTCATGGTTTCATTCTCTCCAGTAATAGGGTTTTTCAACTTCTGATTGACCTCTAACCAATACTTTGCTATTGTGGATCTGTTTTTACTTCCTTTAGGCCTGCCGTTATTTTTAGGCTGATACTCAGAAGTGAACTTTTTTAAATTATCCTCTCTTGCCATAATCTTATTTTTTCACGTTTTTATCACGTTTTTTCAATAAAATATAAGGAAATATTGTTAAAGGTTTAACTGTATTGCAAAACTTGTTCCTCTATGCTTGGCAGATTTTATCCAATTAGGATATCTTTTTACTAATTCTAAAATTGCTTTTTTTTCTTTTTCAATCCTTTTTGAATCTCTGCAACCTCCACTCATTTGTGTATGTTCGTGTTGCATAAATATTACATTACTTCTAACTGTTAATCCTTTTTCTTTTAAATGCCTTAATGTTAACTCATAGTCCTCTTTTACTTCAAACTCCTCATCAAAATAAAACTCTCCATCATTAACAATTCCCATGCACGAACCCAAACAAACGCCATTAAATAAAAAAGGGTTATAAGAATAATTAGTTAGATTGTTTCCAACTGTAAAAAACCCATTAATTTTTGAGCCTGTTTGGTAGCAAATATCAAAAAGTTTAACAATCTCTTTTTTTGCTAAATCTGGATCACTTAATCTCTTAACCTTATACTTAGTTTTACTCCTTTCTACATATCCCATGTATTGTAAATCATCATCAATAAAAAAGATATTACAATCATTATTTTTTAATATGTAATTTCTTGTTGCAGTTATGCCTTTTACATCATCAGGCACTCCAATTATATTTTTATGAAATGGTTTGTATTGCTCTAACTCTGAGTTTGGGACATATAACTCTGCATCAGTAAAAATTTTAGATGTAGTTACTAATCCTGCCCTCCCTTTGGATGGTATTGCTATTTTATATTCCAACTCTCTCCTTAAATGTTTTTAAATCAAATACCCTTTCAAGTCCTGTTGTTACCTTATCTGACGTGCTTCCAACTTTGCAACCTCCCTGCCTTACAGTTTGACATTTAAAAATAGTTCTTAACTCATCCCACTCACTACTATCCTCATCTGCCATTATGATTATATATTCTTTTTTAGGTATAACTTGTAATGACTGCTCAATCTCAATCTCTTCTCCCTCCTCAAGCTCATCAATTTTATCCTCAATAGGCACTTCCAATCCCCACTCCTCAAGTTTTTCAGTATCCCAATC